TATTAGAGACCTTCCTCGAGGTCTATAAGGTCAATTAAACCTTAGATACAGCAACTACCTTCAACGCAGACGCGTCAAGAACCATAGAACCAACACGCTTGCGAGTGTAGAAGTTCACGGCACCAGGTACAGTGTAAGGGTCACGGATCATAGAAACGCCAACGCGGTCGATGATCTGGTATCCACGAGCGAAGTCACCAAACAGGATTGGAGCAGCGTCGCCAGTAGTAGCTGGGATGTCAGACATGTCTTCGTTGATGATGATGTCGAAGCCGAAGATCTTAGTAGCAGAAGCTTCAGTCAGGTTACGCTGCAAGAAGTACTCGCCGTTACCGTTCTTCAGGTTAACCAGTACGTCGTGAGTTGCACGGTTCATCATCCACTTTGCGTTGCCGAGGTAGCCAGTCTTGCAAGACAGGACGACAGATCGCAGGAAGTCGATAGTAGCAGCGTCAGTTGCACCGAGTGCTCCGTCAACGCCAGAGTTAAGAACCTGGTAAGCACCAGTAGTGTCATTAGCAGCAGAATCGCCAGACAAAGTCAAGCCGTTCAGGATGCCGACAGGCTTGTTGTTGCCGTCGCCGTTCAAGAAAGCAGCGCCTTCAGCTTCAGCGAATTGACGAGCAACTTCGCCAGTCAACCAAGACTCAACACCGAAGAATGCATCTTCGAGCATGTGCTGGTATACGAGAGGCTTAGCGTAAACTTCGCCGAAAGTAGCAGTGCGCTGAGCAAGCTCTGGAGAGTTAGTGCTTCCACGTGAAGTAGTCTCACCAACCCATCCGCTAGCAGCGTCGCCGATGCTTACGAGTTGCTTGACATCAGTTGTTGCAGCAGAAGCTACAGAAACAACTTGACGCATAGGAGAGATTTCCTTCTCAAGCATGATGATGCTCTGACGCAGCTCTTCTGGAAGAGCGTATCCGCCTTGCGCGTCAGTAGAGATCTGGAGGTCAGCAGCTTTAGCGCGAAGACCGTCAACGCCTTCGCTCAGGAAGGTCTTGAATTGTACATTTGAGTCCATTACGTTGGATTCCTTGTTTGTGTGAATTGCGGGTGCAGCGGCTTTAGCTTCGAGTTCTTCGAGTTGCTCAGCCTTAATGTTTAATTCAGCAGCTTTAGCGGCAAGGTCTGCCTCAAGTGCTGATGCTTTAGTTTCGAGTTCTGCTACGGCAGCTTTTGCCTCAGCGTTCTCAGCGAGTACAGACTCGACCTTGTTCTCAATCTCAGCGATTGGATCAGACTTAGTCTCTACTTCAGCTTCGTCGGCCTTAACTTCGATGGCGGGTGCCTCGACAGCCTCCTCGGCTACTTTAGTTTCTACTTCACTCATATTAATATCCTTTGAGTTTAGTTGCTAGATTATGGAGTCGTACTTGCTTAGCCAGCTGCGCGCTGACCTCTGCGTTGATGTAGTCGTCCGCTAGTTCCTTGACAATATCCTGCTCAGGGTCTACTGCTTTAAAGCCGCCGGCTAATAGCGCCTTGGCTTCTCGACGGGAGAGCCCTGCCTCACGCAGGACTGCCTCAAGTGAGCGTATGTCGAGGTCCCCGTTCTCACTCTTAACTGCCGAAATCATGGCTTGAGCGTTTGCGGGGATGGTCACCAGAGAAACCTCGTGAAGAGCGATCTCGTGTAGGTGATTCTTGCTTGATTGATAGTCGTATACTTCTTTCTCCACGATGTAGCCGATGGACATAGAGTCAATGACGCCATCTCTCAATAGTTTATGGGCCTCGTCAGCGTCACGAACACCAAGGGACAGCTTACCTTTAACGTAAAGGCCTTTGCTGTCTTCTTCCATGTGTGTCCACTTACCGATGGGGCGTGTCATGTCGTGATGCAGCAACATGGCTGGCATCGTACCGGACTTACGGTGCTGAGCGAGCGAACGCTCGAATGCACCCTGTTCTACGACGTCACCCACTCGATCCATATTGTCGAATGTTGAGCCATAGCCTTCGAAGGTTCCCTCTCCATCTTCCTCGAAGTATTTAAGATCCAGCTTCAGAGCTTTCTTCATCATCGCTCGGTTGCTCCTGTTCTTGTGGTGCTTCACTGTTACCGAAGCTCAGGTTATTAGTTTGTGAGATGTACTCGTCACCGCCTTCCCGTGGGTTGAGACCCATGCGCTCGCGTACTTCGTTCGGGTTGAGAACACCCATCGAGATCAGCTTGCTGTACGACTCTGACTCAGTTTGTAAGTCGGAGCGCGTTAAGCCTGATGTGTCGAAGCGGAACATTTGACCGGGGTTGGCCAGAGTTAGGTTCAGTCGCTGCTCGATCATGGTCAGCCATGGAGCTAGTGTGAACCGGTGGAACTCGGCACCTTGGTGTGCGATGTTAGAGTATGTCGCGTTGTCTAGCGCAGCGATCATGTGCGGAGGCACACGATACAGGCCAGCAATTTCGTTGCGGCTGTACTTGCGGGTCTCAAGTAGCTGCACGTCATGGGGTGTCAGTGAGATAGGCTTGAAGACTACACCTGATTCCAGGATTGCTACTTTGTTTCCGTTGTTTGTACCACCATGCGCTGCTCCCCAGCTGGCGCGCAGGTTCTCATACGCGTCAT